AGCCCTCGAAAAAATATCACGGAGGTAAAACTTGGAAGGATTTGAAGTTAAGGAACTGGTTGAAAAGGTGAAATCTGAACTGGCGAGAGAGACTAAAGAGGACGTCGAAAAGATAATCAAGCTCATCAATGATGAGCGTCAGAAATATGAGGACGCCCTCAAAGGTCGCATCTCGGATTCAGATTTCAAGGAATTTCAGGAAAAATCCCACGCAGCTGAGCTGGAAATCAAAAAGAAAATAGACGAGCTGGAACTAAGGCTGAAAGAAATGATGATTGACAATGCGCAGAAGGAAAACAAGGGCGAGATGTCGCCGGAGCGAAAAGCCTTTATATCCTGGGTCCGAAAGGGCGAAAAGCATTTGCAACCGGAAGAGCTTAAAGTGATGCGTATATCTGAAGATGTGACCGGCGGATATGTGACGCCACTGGAATTTGATAACCGCATTATCGAATTGATGAAGGTCTATTCGCCCATTCGAGAAATAGCTGAGGTGTTCCCGATCAGCGGTGCCGGCGTGCAAATCCCCAAAGAATCGGCGGTTGATATGGACGCCTTCGCAGCCTGGCCCGGCGAGACTCTTCTGGCTCAAGACCTAAAATTTGCAGAAGAAAGGTTTACCCCCTTTGAGCTTCAGGCTCTTGTGACGCCAAAACGCACTCTGATTGAAGATGCGGCCTTCGATATTGAAGGCTATATCCAGAGAAAGGTTGCCGAAATTTATTCTTACAAAGAAGGCAAAGCGTTTGTTGTTGGCGATGGTGTAAATAAACCAGAAGGTCTGCTGAGTGCAAATATTTCTTCTGTCATTTCCGGAGACGCTTCTAAAATAACCGCTGACGGGCTGTTCAGTGTCGTGTATAACGTCCCATCCCCATATGCTCGTGAAGCTGTCTGGCTGTTGAATCGCCTTACTATTTTGGAAATTCGGCTCTTGAAGGATCAGGAGGGACGTTATTTATGGCAGCCTGCCCTCCAGGCCGGCGAACCATCTACTCTGCTTGGTTATCCGGTGTATGAATCTCCTGACATGCCCACGGTTGCCAGCAACGCTTATCCCGTTATTTTCGGAAACTTCCGGGCTGGATATAAGATTGTTGACAGGGTCGGAATGACTGTTCAGAGGCTGGTTGAAAAGTATGCGACTGAGGGCAAAATCGGATTCCTGTTCTGGAAACGGGTCGATGGCGGAGTTACGGTGCCTGAAGCCTTCAGGAAACTTAAAATAGCTGCCAGTTAAGGGAGGTGAAAAGTGAGCGTGAGGGATCTTTATAACAACCTTAAGGCCGTGGTGGCAATTAATCCCGCCACCGGGAAAGATAATCTGGCCGGAAGCCTGGTTGATCTTCAGGGATTCGATGGAGCGCTGGTCGTGGTCCAGAGCGGAACTATCACTGACGGAACTTTCACTTTTGAACTTCGGCACGGGAATGCATCCGATGGTTCTGACCTGGCGGCCGTTCCCGACGAAGATCTGCTTGGCACTGAGCCTGTGTTTGGTGCCACAGACGATAACAAGGTGGCGCAGTTTGGATATATCGGAACCAAACGATATATCAAGCTTGTTGCAACCGTCTCTGGCTCTCCGAGTACCGGCGGAACTCTTGGGGCCATTGTAATTAAGTGCTTCCCGAGACATGCCCCGGTCAGTTGATTGGGCGCCAATTAAATTAAGCATAGGGGGGCGCAGCTGTTAGGCTCGCCCCCTGGCGCTATCTCCGACAGGAGGCAAAAATGCAAAGAATAAGAATGCTGCAAACAAAATTCGGGAGCCCTGACGGGATTCAGGTATATCAATATCAAGCCGGTCAGGTATATACCGTCCCTGATGAGCTGGCAAATATATTTCTTTCTCAGGGATGGGCAGTGGAGGACAAGACTCTGGATGGAAAGATTGAAACGAAAGAAATAATAACAGAGACAGGAGCAGTCAACACCCAAAAGAATGTAAGGCCCAGAAAAAAGAAATGAACCTATCGGACATAACCGACAATTGCGAGGAGATTGCCTAATATGTCGATTATAACTCTTGAAGAAGCGAAAAACTTTCTCCGGGTCGATACAGCTGACGATGATTCGTTGATTTCTGCGCTTCTGGCGACAGCTACAGAAATTATTGAAAAATATACCGGGCAAATTCTTCAAAAAAGAGAGTTCGTCTATGCGTTAGATGATGCCGCAGATGAAGTTTGGATACCATATCAGCCGTTGCAAGAAATCACCAAAATTGAGGTGGTGGATGATGACGGCAATAACAATCTGGTATCCTCTGATATATTTTTAGTTGATGATGCCCGGAGCAGGGTAAAGCTTAAGGATGGATATTCATGGCCAGAGCATAGGGGCTTTGCCTCATTTGTCATCACCGGGCAAGCTGGATATGAAGACGGCACGCTTCCAGGCGGTTTGAAGACGGCGGTTCTGCTCGCTCTTGCAATTTTATATGAAAACAGGGGAATAATTGATGCCCAAAAAGTAATCGATTCTATAAGCGCCGTTTGCTGGCCGTATAAAGTGGCGAGGGTCTAAAGTGACTTATAATTCGAATTCTTCACTTCCAGAAGTTGGCGAACTGCGCAGCAGGGTAACTTTTCAGGTTGCAAATGAATTTGATGACGGATATGGCGGAAAACAGGTCGAATGGGCAGATAGATTTTATGCGTGGGCATATATTGAACCGCTTTCTGGCCGAGAATATTTCGATGCTATGCAAACGCAAACAGAAATTTCTCATCGCGTTATCGTCAGATATAGAAATGACATCACACCCGATATGCGTATTAAATATGGCGACAGAATCCTGGAAATTGAGGCTGTGATTGATATCGGCAATCAGCATCGGTTTCTTGAAATCTTATGTCGGGAGTAAAGAATGGGCGTTAAGGTCGAGGTCAAGGGGCTGAATGAACTTGAAAAGGTGCTGGACAAGAGGTTTCTCAAATACGAGAAGATAAAGCGGGAAGTTTCCTCAACAGCCCTTGATATCCAGAAAAGAGCGAAGAAAAAGCTTAAAGAGCAAAAGGCAATAGATGAAGGAAACCTGGTGAATTCAATTGTAGTGGATGCCGTTGAGGGCGGGTGGGCCGCGGAAATTGGTTCAACTGCGCCCTATGCGCCCTACGTAGAGTTTGGGACAGGCCCACATTTCCCCCCACCAGACGCCCTTGAGGATTGGGCTAGGCATCATGGTTTTAAATCCGCCTGGCCGATATGCAAAGCAATTGCCGAGCGGGGGCTTCCTGAAAGGCCATACCTCAACCCGGCGTTTGAAGAAGAGAAAGAAGGCTTCACGCAGCGGATAAAAAAGATATTGGAGACTACATAATGAAATCTCCTTTTCTGGTACTTCATAAGGCTATAAGAGACAGGATAATCAGCACCACAGGGCGGGATGTCTATGATGATTTTCCCGAAAATATGTCTATGCCCTACATCATTGTTGGCGAGATTGAAGGGCGAGACTGGAGCGATAAATTTGCGCCTGGCCAGGAAATTGTCGCATCAATACATGTTTGGTCGAAGTATCCGGGTAAAAAAGAGGCGGCGGAGATAATGGATGAAATATTACAGGCCCTTTCTTTGGAGCCTTTATCACTGGGCGAGGCCTTTAGGGCGGTGTGTCAAAGTCTAGACCTATCTGAAATTATAGTTGATATAGATGGCATTACCAGACATGGAATTTTGAAATTTAGATATCTTATTGAGGAGGCTTGAGGTGGGAAAGAAGAATATTGCCCCCCAACCGCAGAAGATTAACATCGGCGAAATTCTAAAAGATAGGTTCAAAGAATATGAAATAGATATTACGCCATGTTTAATTTCATCTAGAAAAAAAATAAATGAAGAAAAAGACTATATCATAGAACTTACATATCGCGGCGATGATTTATGGGATGAGCTGGATCATATCCTCATTATAGCTAAAGAAGAGGTAGAAACCCCGCAGTATAGAGCATATCTGCATGCCTGCCGAAAAATTTATGTTTCTGAAGGGGAAAAAAAGCCCCTCAAGGGGCTGAAACTATATTACAGGCTAAGAAGCCTGAAAAATAACAGGAGGTAAATATGGCCAAAATCAGAGGTAAGGACATTTTCGTCGAGGTTAACACAGGTACTAGTCAAACGCCTGTTTGGACCAAGATCGGTGGCGCTACAGACTCATCTATTGACATGTCTGGAGAGGGAATTGACGTAACCGACAAAGATTCGAACGGCTGGGCCGAATCGCTAATTGGCATTAAGTCGGCCGAGATCTCCTCAGAACATTTCATGTTGGACAGCGACGCTGGATATCAGGAGCTTGAGGAAGCCTACCTCAATGATACGTTATTAGATCTGCGCTTTATGATCTCGGCAAGTAAATTCTTCCGTGGCATGTTTAGAGTTAGCAAGTTTGCCATTAAGGGCCCGCTAAAAGAAGCCGGAACTGTTTCGGTAACCTTTAGCCTTTCTGGTCCTCTTTCTACTTCTTGATAGAAGGAGTTGACCCGTGAAGGAATTCGTTCTTGATCTAGATCGAAAAAGAAAGCTCATTTTTGATTTCGACGCCTGGGACCTGATTACAGATCATTTTGCCTCTGCCTATGGGAAGGATTTTGACCTTGCATCGTTCAATATCACCTACCGTGACCTGCCTTTTCTCGTTTTTGCCGCATTGAAATGGGAAGATCCATCTCTAACCCTCGAACAGGTAAAGCAAATGCTGAATGAGGCGATACGGTCCGAGAAGATTAATATCATGCAGATTTTTGAGGTCGTAACAGGGGCTATATATGCGCAGAGCGGACTCAACCAGCAACCGGAGTTAAAGACAGAGATAATATCGCCCCAGGACATCTCAAAAAACTTACCGGCGGCGGAAGACCCCCAGAAGACTGGATTAGACATCAAAGGAAATTAGCAGCGGCCTATCTGGGCGTCTTTCGCCGGGAAGAGTTTATGCGGTTATTGCCGGAGGAGCTAATGACCGCAATTGCTGGAATCTCAGAGCGCGAATATGAAAAGGAGCGGGCAGAATGGATCAGACAGGCATGGTTTACATCAATTTTGCTCGCCCCCTATAACAACGGGAGGCCAGTGGATATCAACGATTTGCTGCCAGAATGCTTCCAAATGGAGCGAAAAGAAATATCTCAGGAAGAAATCAGAGCAGAGCTTGAAGCGCTTAAAAAAAGATTGGGGATTGAGTGATGGAAATTAAGACTCTGTTAGTCAAAATTTCTGCTGATGTCTCTGAATTAGAGAAAGCTTTACATGATTCAACATCAAAAATCCGCCAGGTCGGCGAATCATTTAAATCAGTAGGGATGACCTTATCGGCAGCAATTACTCTTCCCCTGGCTGGAATCGGAACTGCGGCAATAAAAGCTGCTATGGATGCTGAGGAATCTGAGAACTTATTTGAAGTATCAATGGGCAATATGGCAGGTGCAGCGAGGGCCTGGTCTGAAGAATTGAGAAAACAACTGGGTCTTAATGCTTATGAGGTAAGACAGAACGTTGGCACTTTTTACAATATGTTTAACGCAATGGGGTTGGGATCCCAGAATGCATATGAGCTATCAACGGGCCTTACCAAGCTGGCCTACGACATGGCTAGCTTTTACAATCTAAACCCCGAGGAAGCTTTTCAGAAGCTTAGGGCGGGAATTACTGGAGAGGTCGAACCGCTTAGAAGGCTGGGCATTCTGGTAGATGAAGCCAGCGTAAAGACTTACGCCTATACTCACGGCATTGCTGAGATGGGAAGCGAGCTGACGCAACAGCAAATGGTAATGGCTCGGTATGGGTTGATAATGGAGCAGACAAAAACTGCTCAAGGTGACCTGGCTCGTACGATGGATTCGCCTACAAATAAGCTAAGGATACTGGGCAGCCAATTCAAGCAGGCGGCTATAGATCTTGGGATGGCGCTAATGCCAGCATTCCAAACTTTTCTATCGGTAGCAAAGAAAGCGGCGGACGTAATTACCGAAGCCGTACGGGTGTTCAGCTCCTTACCCAAGCCGATACAAACTGTAATCATCGTGATGACAGGGTTAGCTGCAGCTGCTGGTCCGGTTATGATAATGGCCGGGCAGCTTCTAAAAACCATCCCCATGCTGGCGACCGAAATTAAACTTTTAAGCGGTGCAATCAACCCGCTAACAATTGCTATTGGAGTAGCAGCGGCGGCCGGGTTGACCTATTACACGGTTCTTTCGCAACTAAAGGAACAGAAAGAATATAACCGGCAGGCCGATGAGCGGCTTAAAGAAGCACAGGAAAAACTCAATGCCAAACTATGGGAAGCCGCCCAGCAGGCAGGCTTGACCGGAGAGCAGTTTCAGGCCCTAACAGACAAATACAACGGTAACGTGGCCGCAATGGCAAGAGCAATATATAAGGGCCAAGAAGGAAAAAAACTCCAACAGGCTCTGGTAGAAGTGGGGAAAAAACATGCGGAAGCTATCGACAAACAGAGAGAAGCCCAGGAAAAGGAAAGGCAGGAGAAAGAAAAAGCCCTGGCAGCAGCTATTAAGCAGAAAGAGCAAATAGAAAAGATTCTATCTTTACGAAAACAGCTAACAGATGAGATTAAAAAAGCAACGCTTAACGAGCTGGATTATGCCAGATATGCCCTCAAGGCCCAATATGAAGAGCGTGTTGCCCAAATAACGCAGGAAATTAGCGACGAAAAAACCAGATCGGAATTGTTGCTGGCGGCCCGGACGTCCTATTTAAAACAGCTTGAAGCCCTGGAAAAATCAGCAAGAGAAAAAGAACTTCAGGAAAGAATTGAGTTTGCAAAAAAAATAAAAGATGAAGAAGATGCCATGACGTTGGCCAAAATACAGGCGGAAAAAGAATATCAGGCGAAAAAACAAGAAGTGAGCAATGCAATTATCATGATGTCTCTTAATGAAAAGGATCAGAAGCTGTTTGCGCTTGAGCAGGAGAGACAGGCAAAAATAGCCGCCCTGCTTGAAGAACAAAGTCTAACCCAGGCTCAAAAGGATACCCTTATAGCCCTTTGGAATGAGTACTATAACAAAAGAACAGAACAAATTCTTGGGGAGTACGATTCCTGGAAACAGTATGTCGAATTTGTTCAGAATACAATTGAAAGCACCCTAACAACTTGTATTTCGAATTTTCTTGGCGCCTTTGCGGCCTGGGGAGAACAGGGCGGTTCTATTCTAAAGATTTTAGGCAAAGCTTTTAAAGATATGGCTAATACCGCTATTGATGCCCTTAAAAGCGTAGTTATGGAAACACTGAAGGCCACTATAAAAAAAATTGCCGCAGACAAAGCCGCAGCGATTGCCCATGTTATCGAATCGGTCATGCGTTTACCGTTCCCGTTAAACCTGGCTGTGGTTGGCGGAGCCATCGCGGCTGTAATAGCCCTGTTTTCGAAGATAAAGCTGGCGCAGGGTGGCGTTGTAACTAAACCCACCGTTGCTTTAATAGGCGAAGCCGGGCCGGAGGCGGTTATCCCGCTTAATCAATATCCTGGCTTCGCTATGGCAGCTGCTGGAGGGCCCAGCATTAATTTGAATATCAATGTTTATGGTGACATTAACAACGCCGGT